GAGACGAAGCTTGTCGAAACCGGTGGCGGTTTTTTCGAGCTTTGCGTAATCCTTGTCGATCTTGCTTAGCGAGGAATTGTATTGATCCTGGCTGATCCGCCCTGCATCGAGATGCTTGCCAAGTTGTTCGACCTGCGTATCCAGCTTGGTCATTGCTGCTTTGGTCGGATCGATCGCACCGAGCAGGCTGTTCAACGCCTTTTGCTCATCCAGTGTCGACTTGACCAGTGAAGCCTGTTGCTTGTCGAGCTGCGCGGTGACCTTGGCGAACTCAGCTTCGCCGTAAGCACCGGTCTGAGTGAGTTTCGACAGGCTCTCGCGCTGCTTGGCAAGCTCTTGCGTGGTGGTGGCGCCTTTTGAAAGCGACTTTTCCAGCGCTTCCATTTCTTTCATCAGGCCAACGGCAGACTGTTCTGCCCGATCGCCAGACTTGGTCAGTTTGTCGAGATCGGTCGCAGCCTGGGCAGCATCAGCGGAGTCGACCTTGATGCCGAGTTCTGCAATGTTCATCGACTCACCTTGAATAAGTGCCCGTCATTACGGGCGGTTTTCGCGAGCCTCGGCCATCACCGCAAGGGCTTCAGACTCCATGACGCGGATGTCCTGGAACACACGGGGGCGGTCCTTCGCCGGTATGCCGACGAGTCGCATTACATTCGGCAGAACGCCGTAATCGAGTCCGGTTGCGCCGCCTGCACCCGCGCGCCATTGCGTCCACATCGAATCCATGACGCGGAAAGATGGCCAGTTGTCCGGCCAAACTTCGAAGGTGTCGTCATAGTCCGATGGTGACAGCCCATACATAGCCAGCAGCTCGGCAGAACTGTCAGGCTCGTACAGGGCGCGAGCAGCGGCGGTTAGTTTCCCAGGCGCGCCTTTCCGTAGGCCTCGCTGTAGGCCTTGACCACTGCATCCGACACACCAATGCAGCTTTTCGCCAGGGCAAGGATCGACTCGTCGCACAGGTCGTCATCAAAGCCCCAAGAGACGACCAGATCCCTGATCTGATCGGCGCCCTGCTCGACTTCGGCCGCGGTCACTTCAGAAAGAGAAGGCTGTTTGCCCTTGAAGCGCTCACTCAGTGCTTCAGCTCTCTCCTTCCAAGAATCGAACAGTTCAGCCAGATCCGTACGATCGCGGTACTTGAACGTGAACGGCACCATCGCCGGCGTTTCGCCAACCTGCGGGATGGCCACGTCGACGGTGAACGTCGGTTTCGGCGCAATGGAAAACTTAGCCATGAGAATTCCTTACGACAGGTAGCGAGTGATAGATGCCTGAAGGGCCATGGACACGGTTTTGGTCATGACGTTGTTGCGGGCCATGGCCGGCTGTTGCGAGATCGACGTGTAAACGCCGTAGTAGATCTTGTCCAAGCCTGGCAGGTTCATACGTACGGCCTGAACGGATTGCGCCAAGTCGGCCGCGTTCACCACTGGGACATAAGGCAGGCTAGGGTCATCGGCGACCGTGATGGTCATGCTGGCCGCCGACTTGTCGGTTGGGATCTGGAAGCCTTGCGCGGACTCGAGGAAAGCAACGTCTGCGTAATTCTGATCGCCTCCGGCGGATGCAAAATCGGTCACCTGGGGGATTTGCACCCAAGTCAGTACTTTCTTCAAACTGCCGACTCCGGAGCCAACCGGGTAGATGCTGGTGCTGGTGGTGTCGATTGCTTCCAGGGTGATAGCGGTCGCCGTTGCGGCCTTCACACGAACAACCTTGTTGTTGAGCGCGGTCCAGCCAGAGACCACAAGCACGATATCGCCGACGACCAGAGTGGCGCCGACAACGGTGCAGATGGCTTCAGATGCGTTGGAGATGGCGGAGAAAGGCAGTGCTGCAGCGTAGGTAGCCGCATGCTCGATCGTCGCACCATTCGGGAGTTTTACGGCCATTGGTGTTTCCTCTTTGCAGAAATGACAAAACCCGCTCGATGGCGGGTTCTGGGTTTGCCCAATGGGCGGATTAGGTAGTGGCGTCGGATCGGTACTGGAATGAGACAGGCAATGTGAGCACGGTGTCTTCTTGCTGCATGGGCCCTGGCTCGACAGGCGTCATCACTTGGGTGACAAACCCTGTCTTGGTCAGCAGGTCATTGAGCGGGAATAGCGCTGCCAATTCATCGACCAGTCCTTCCGCTGCGCCGGAACCGCCACCGGATGGCGTCACGATCGTGATCTGAAACACTCCGGTGTACAAACGGTGAGCTCCAGCGAGATCGTTACTGCTCGTCCCGGCAGGCAGTAAGAACGCACGAAGATAGGTCTCGCTCGCTGTCGGGGTGAAAGCGACGTTTTGGTAAGCGATGCGCAAAGTAGGACTGCGCGCGGCTGCCCACGTCTTCAATCTGCCCTCAAGCAGGGAGCGAATGATCTTATGGCTCATACCTGATTATTCCTGATGGCATCATCAACGATCTGCTGGAAGCGAGCCACGGTGATGCGAACCATGCCGCCTGGGGCTTGCTGTGAGTGCCCGAACTCCAAAGGAATGGCATAAGGCAGGTTGTTGATGAGGTAGGCAGTCTGCCCTGCAGTGAAGTCGCTGACGGCTGAAACCAGCGCGGCGATCGTCTCTTGCCCGCTCGGATCAACCTTATCAAACGTGACGTTTTCGACGACATCAATTGAAAGATGCCAGTTCGCACGGAACCGCCCGCCAACATAGCCTTCAGGCGCGACGATATCCATGCCATCGTTCAGCTTGCGGCCTGACTTTAGTCGTCCGGCCTTGGTCAAGTTCGCAGGGTCGCTGCGCAAGTCGCTGTTGTGATCGTCCACAGCTTTGTTGTACTGGCTCGCCACCGCGTTCTGCGCCCAGATCTCAGGATTCCCCACCGGTGACATGCGGATGACGCTGCTGCCGATCTCGATGATGATCTCGCGCAGACTGGAGTCGATGGCTTCCGTGGCTTGCTGGGCAAATTCGGCAAGACTCAGCGCAAAGCTTCCGGACTGGCCGGAGCCGGCGCGACTCACGACCGCACCTGCAATTCGTACAGAATCGGTGTGCCTGCTGGGTTGATCTCTTTCAGCGGTGGAACGATTGACCAGGTGCGACCTTGAGCGATTACCTTGTTCAGCAATCCCGGCGCCCATGCGAGCCCCTGCGCGGCGATCTTGAGCTTCTTGTCGCCCTGCTTGATGAGGCTGTTGTTCTGAAATTCTTGGCCGGTGAAGTCGATCAGCATGCCTTGGGCGGTCTGATCGATCACGGTGTCGGGTGGCGTGGAACCGGTCTCCGGATCGTACTCGCCGACGGTGGTCGCTCGGATAATCACGAGTTGGCCAAACTCCGTGATCATCTCCAGAGCCAACGCGGCCATTTCGTCGTAGAAGGCCATGGTGGCTCCGATTCAGTTATGCGCGGACGGCGAACAGGCCCCGCTTCTGTAGGTAGTCGGCAAACTGCGTGGCACTTGGCCGATCCGGCGCCGCCGGCAACAGTCGGCCGCTGGTGTTGGAGATCGTGGCGTACTCGCGAGTTACCGCCCCCTCGACTCGCTCCAGTGTCACCGCGCCCTTGCGCTTCTCGATCGGGTCGATATCGTCGGTGTAGATCTCGGCGGCCAGCGCCATCTGGCCGTACTGGATGCGCGCCGGTAGGTAGTTGTCAGGCTTGATCTCGCAATCCAGCTCAACGCCCCGACGCGGCCAGGCCAGTGCCTGATCACTGCTGGTCTTGCGCCCTTTCCAAGTCATGCCATCCATCGCCAAGGCGGCCCGGCGCAACAGCGCTTCCTGTGCCGGTACATCCGCAGGAATAGCCACGCCAAACTTGCCGGCGTAAATGATCAAGTCCGCGGCGCTTGCGTAGCTTTCGGCGTCAGGCTTGCTGGTGCCATCCTCGATGATGAGTGTCATGGATCAACTCGCTGGATTGAGCTTTGAATGATTGGCCGTCGGGTTACCGACAGCCAGCAGTATCACGCCTTGGCCAGATCAGCGACGAGCTTTTCCAAGGATTCTTTTGAGGCGTTCACGCGGTAGCTCACGCCGGCCTTATCGAGCGAAGCCTTCAGGGCTTCTACTTCCTGCCCTTCGCCCGCCCTCAACTCTGCGAGCTCGTTACGCAGCCTTTCATTTTCTGCCGCGAGCTCATCACGCGCATCGGCCAGATCCACCATCTGA